TTTGTAGGGGGTGGTAAATGGAATGACTTACCAAATGCAATTTCACTACCATATGTATTAGAATTTGAATACATAGTCACATACACACCATGGGTATTACATCAGACAGTCTACACAAATGCTTCAGGATATTATAGTTTTTCACAACCAACAAACCCATCAGTTGAATGGTACATCCAATTTGATGAACCAACACCAGTAACAACCTTAGGGTTAAATGATATGATTGAAGTATCAAAATTAGTCTTGGGGATTACACCAATTAAAAGTATTCATTATCATAGATATGATGTTAACTATGATGGTAGAATAAATGTTGCAGATGAGAATTATATTAACCTTAGAAGATTTGGATTTGTAAATGGTTGGATAAATACGACTCCCGCTAAATATTATACAACGGCACAATACACAACATTAACAACAAACACAACAGATATGAGAATATCAATTCCTGGTGTGCCATCTATAACAATAAACTCACCTATAAGTGGGGGATCACAAAACTATTACTTGATCGCTCCCGGGTATAAATCAACAGTTAATTACTAATGAAAAATATAATCTTACTACTTGGTATGTTACTACTTGGTAACATCGCAACTGCTCAACAGTGTGTTTATGTTGATTCAGTTTACAACACAGCTAAACTAAAAGAGATGGGAAACAGAGACATTCGTTTTGGTATAAGACAAATAGTTGAAGACGAACTATCTGAGAAGTTCTGTTTATCTGAAGATGGAAAAGATATTGATGTTGAGGTGTATTACTTTGGATTACCAAAAACAACAATCAGAATTGTTGGTGTTGAAAAAACAGAATCAGTTACACAGGTTGGTGTAAGATTATATTACGATGGTAAATGTTATGAAGGTATTGGGGAATCTGAAACTGAGATCAGAGCTATTATGATCGAGGTGAAAGAAGGTATGTTACCTTTTGAAAAAATGACAGTATCATCAGCACTAAAAAAGGCTATTCATGAAGCCGTTATCAAAATATGAAAATATGGCAACTTTTGATATTGTTAATGTTTTGGTCATCCTCTTTCTCGCAAATCCGTATTGCAGATGTTGGGGATGGTTGGAAAAATAAAGTAGAACAGGCTTTAGACACCATAAAGAAATATGATGTTCAGAAGTATTATCTGATTATGGAGAACTGCTCTAATGTTGCATATTGGAACGGAGGATTCTCAACAACAGAAGGGGATAGTACAATTACCATTCCAACAAGAGAAATGAAAGACGGAAACATCTATAACATTTCTGCAATACTTGTTCACGAATCTTTACATTTATTCTTTAAAAGAACTAACTTCAACCTAAAACCAAATCTTGAAGAAGTTGTATGTTATCAACACGAATTGGAGTTTTTAGAAAAAATACCGTGTGTTGATAGTTGGTTAATAGAAAATGCCAAAAACAAAATCAAATTTTATTCAAAACCATAGTTGATTTAACAACACAAATCATTTATTTTTTGGGTATGAAAAAACCTAAAATAGATCCAAACAAAATTATTAGAGTAAAACCAAGAATGGTTAAAGAAGGTCCTGATGTTGGAATGTTATTTGCCATGATAATTGGATTTTTATTTGGTATGATTTTAATATCCCTTACATCCTGTGAAGAACAAAAACCACAAAAAGAAACCCCATCAGAAATAACCGGAGTAACAGAGTATACCTACCAAGGATGTGAATACATTAAAATAGGAAACGCCGATAGACAATGGGGTTCACATAAAGGAAATTGTAAAAACCCTATTCACAAAAAATGACAGATCAAGAAATACTTAAGTTCGGTGAGATCCAATATCTTAAAGGAAGATTGGATGAACTATACAAAGCGATCCCAACTGTAACCAATATGGAACGAAGACGAAAACTTGATCAACGGATTGAAAAATATATTACTAAGTTGAAGAAAGTTGATGAGGTTGCATATAAACTATATGAAGTTGAGTTAAACGCAACACACAGAGTTAAGGTTAAAGGAAAATTGGAAACAGAGAATTTACTTAAAGAAATTTTGACAACTGAAAGTATTACAGATGAAATTCTGATTAAAAAAATCAAAGACAAAATTGAAACTTTATAATGTCAAACAAACCTGATAATGTTTCCGACAACCCTGGTTTGCTTCCTTATGGTAGTAATGTCGGAGCACCCGCAATTCAAGTTACAAACATTGAACATTGGAAAGAACCAAGAATTTTAAACATCAATAAGCAGTTTGAAGATAGGTTTGAACAATTAAAAAAAGAATATCAAAAACTTATTGATGAATATAAATGGAATGATCTTGTTTATAAATCAAAATTTAGTTTTGAACCAGTAATTGGAAAAATTTATCACTTATATTATGCAAATGATGGAAAAATATTTTTATCTTTGATATCTCCAAACGAGTGGAAGAGAGAACATATAGGAAGTTTTAAATATAATCACGATAACAAATGGGAAAAAATAGAAGATTAAAAATGTTTTACGAAGAAGATTTTCAATACATTACAAAAATTGTAAGTTCTTGTCAAACTTACGAACAACTTTTAACAACACAACGATTATTTGACAACTTCAAACAAAAGTGGATCAAACAAATTCCTAAAATGGAAATGATAAACTATATGTATCGTTTTCATATGACACATGAAATGAAAAGAACAAAATTATGTTTAAAAGATTAGAATTTTTTTTGAGTACTTTTAGAGGACTTGGATTAGGATTAACATTTAGTTTTTACGATAACTGTTTTATTTGCGTTGGAACATTTTTATGTTTTAATATCTATTTTGAATTGAATTTGGGAAAAATTTATTAACTTTGTATTATGATACTAACAATAATTTCAGATACACACAACAAACACAAACACATTACAGGTGATTTGAAGGGTGGTGATTTGCTGTTACATGCCGGTGACCTTTCTTCTATGGGATATGAACATGAGATTCGTGAGTTTGCGAAGTGGTATAATGGTTTAGACAATTACACTACTAAAGTTTTTATTGCTGGAAATCACGATTGGGGATTTCAAAATAATGCCGAGAAAACTAAAGAGATTTTAGAAACATATAAAGACATCAAATACCTTGAAGATGAATTTTTGGGTATTATAGATGGTGGTAAACCTGAGATTAAAATTTGGGGTAGTCCTTGGCAACCTGAATTTTATAATTGGGCGTTTAACTTACCTAAAGGTGGGTGGGAATTGGAACAAAAATGGAAAGATATTCCTGATGATATTGATATTTTAATTACTCATGGTCCAGCTTGGGGTATGTTAGATGATGTTGAAGGTCGTCGAGGACAACATTTGGGTTGTGAATTGCTTGCCGATCGAATTAAACAAATCAAACCAAAGATTCATATCTGCGGACATATCCATAGTGGTTACGGACATTATTACGATGGACATACACACTACTTCAATGCTGCCGTGTTGAATGAACGATATTTATATTCTCAATTGCCATGGCATATTGATTGGAATCCAATAACAAATGAGGTTAGTTTTTTATAACTAATCTCATTTTTGTAATATTTATAATAAAATTCTAAAATTATGAATAAGTTCGATCTAACAGAAAAATTAAAAGAAGAGTTGAAAAGAAGAAATCTTTGGGAACAAGAAGACGATGAAGACGATAACGATCAAGAAGAAAACGACGATGATCAGGATGAAAAAGATTCCTCAAACCATAACGAAGATTTTTGTGATATGGTTTGTCAATTACTTCACTCACAAACTCAAGTACATATATTCCATTTAGGTACTAAATCATATTCTGAACACAAAGCGTTACAAAAATATTATGAAGGGATTGATGCGCTTGTTGATGGTGTTATTGAATCTTATCAAGGTAAGTATGGTCTTTTAACTAATTACAAATCTTTCAAGAACCAATCTTATAAAAACAAAAATCAAGTATTAAAGTATTTTACAGGTTTGTTAAATATGATTGAAGAAAAAAGAGACTGTTGTGACGATTCTTTTATACAGAATCAAATTGATACTATACAGGAGTTGGCTTACTCAACTATGTATAAGTTGAAGTTTTTAAATTGATGCCTTTCCGTAATACATGGCAACATAACCGTGATTCAAGTCCAAATTTCTTAAATCATATTCATATTCGAGATCTTCGATTGTGTATTCACCTTCCCATTTTCTATTTCTAAAATAAGGTTGTTTTAATACTCTATTATCATAAATATTTGGAGTGACTAATTCATCTTCATTAAAAATCAGATCCAAATCGTTTAATGTGTAAATTAAATCTTTGAAATCATCAACCAATTGTTCATTAGTTTCTATTTCACCTGAACCATAACATTCACTACATTCAAACTGACCATCACCACTACAATAATGACAAGTTTCACCACCACGACCTTGGCAATCGTCACAAGTTACATGACTATTTCCATTACAAGTTTCGCAGCTTTGTCCATCTTCATCTTCACCTGAACCACCACAGTCATCACAAGTAACAACTCCTTCACCATCACATTCTCTACATTCTTCATTTCCTGATCCATCACAATACTCACACTCTTCTCTTCCATAACCATTACATCTTTCACACTCTTCTATTTTATAACCACCAAGCTCAAACACCTGAAAACGATATCCTTTAAGGTTTTCTAAAACATACTTTACTGATTTTGCAACATCACCATTTTTATGATAAAGATAAATTGAAAAAAACAAGTATAATTCCTCAGAACCATTTAATTTAGAAAGATACAAACTCAAAAAATCATCATTGTGGATTTCATTTTTAATGTCACTAATAGTATTAAAAATATCGGGATGGGAAGAATCTTCCAAAGAGTTATGAATTTGTTTGGTATATTTTACAAGTAAAAGAATTTTATTTGGATCCATTATGAATTTCTTTTTTCAAATAAATAGTTTATTTTTAATAATGATACAACAAAAAAATATCAATTAAACAATACTATGGCACATCCAATATTACATGCGAAGAGTTCGGCCAAAAAGTTTGGTGGAAAGTGGGAAGATTATATTCATATTCATAACTGGTTAGATGAAACCAAAGGATGGTATGGACATTCTTTACATAGGGTTTTTAGACATCACTCAGAGGGTATATTTGAACTTCAAGAAAAGTTCGGTCCCGAGTTAAAAAATAGTGATGGAAAAATAGTATATACTAGATATGTTGGAGAACAGCATGTTAAAGAAGATTGTGATGGTTATATTCCTTCGGCATCAGAATGGATGAAAATATTGATCTCTGGTGAAAGACCGACATGGGCAACTCGAACAAAAAAGTTAGAGTTTGAAGATTAAAAGTATTTATTAGAAAATATCATATGGAACTTACAGAAAAACAAATACAAGATTTAAAAAAGTATTCGAAGTTACTAAACTCATTAAACATGGAAGACGGTGTTTTTTGGTACTATCAATGTTACGATGGTGAATTTGAAAAGTTAGGTGGGCCAATGTACAGAGGTAGAAATGTTAGTGATGAATTGACATTTTTACCAGGTTCGATCGAAGAGGTTTTTGAAACCATCAGAGATAATTTTGACACAGGTAATTTCTATAATGATTATTACGATATTGAAAATGGTAGTCTTAATTTTACGATCAATGCTAACGGAGACGAAATAAATGTAATGTATGACTATTATACGGTTAACAATGAAGAAAGTCATATTAAAAAAGACTTCTCTTTTTTTTCAGACATGACACCAAATTGGAGAGGAGATGATAGAGAAGCAAAAAAACTATCAGATCCTACTATTGTGGAAGAATTAAAATCTGTTTATGGTGATTCTTGTAATTGTACCTATGATGGTAGTGGTGATAGCGGATGGATTCAAGATATGGTAGATTCTTCAAAGGGATCAAAAGGTTTAAATGAACAATTAGAATATATTTGTTACGACTTGTTGGAAGTATTCTACGGAGGATGGGAAATAAACGAAGGATCAAACGGATCAATAGATTTCAATTTTGAAGATCAAACGGTAGATTTGTATCACAATCAAAATGTAGAGGAGAATGTTGATGAAGAGTACATGATTTTAAAATTTTAGTAATGGAAAGACTTATTAAAGAAGATATTGATAGAATAAAAAGTTTGATGTTAGAATCTAAAGATCAAACTGAGTATAGATTTTGCGATAGATTTTCAGGTAATAAACAAAAAATGTTTGTTTGTAATAAAATTGGGTCACTTAAAAGTCTTCTATCAAAAAGTAACGGACTCAATTTAAGATCAGTGATTGATGAAAAGGTTTCTGAATTGGAAACTGAAATCCCACAGAACCAAAAAAACAAATTTATTGATGGAGCTAATTTTTTAAAATCACTTGGAAAAATAACTGAAAAAGAAAAAGAAGATTTTATTGAAAACAAAGTAGAAAACAATAAGTTGGTTTATTTGAATGGTGAATGGCAACCAATTAATAAATTGAACACAAATTATTTTGATTTGGCTGAACTTCTAACAGAACTTATATATAAGAAAAAAGACAATAGTTTAATCCAAAGTATTATAAAAAATCCTTACACTACTTTAATGAAGATGAAATTCAAAGTAGAAGATATGGTGAAGGAATATTTCGAAGACCCAAACATGTTGTATGATTACACAAAAAATATCCAAAGAACAACTCAACAAGGTGAAAGCGCTGAACAAAGAGTTAAAGAATACTTACAGGACAAAGGATTCAAAGTTGAGTATGAGGGTGGAAATGGCGATTTGATTGATATGGTATTTGGAACGGATCTTATTATGTCTCATCCTGAGTTTGGTATTAAAACAATTCAAGTCAAAGCAAACCCGAAAGCCTACGACAAAGAGTATAAGTATGTTGATTGGGTGATAATTGCAACCCCTTTCACTATTTATGATAATAAAACAAAAGAGAAAGTTCAACTATGAATCAAGAAATACCTATTAGATTACTTAGAAGATTAAAAGAGCTCGAAAAGATTGGTGATATAATAGAATATCAAACAGAAATACAAGATCCTTGTGATTTTGAAGATAAAGACGACTACGCCGATTTTTGTATTGGACAGGGAATTCATTTTTATTACTGTGATGAAGGATATTGTGATGAAGATGATGAAGATGAAGATTATGAAGGACCATCACCAGCAATGGTAGAAGTAAGAGATGAGGTAGAAAACTATATAGACAACAAATACTATAACTATTTAGTAGGTATTTATAATGACTTAGTTGAAAATTGTTACTAATGAAAATAGTATTAACAGAAGATCAAATAAAATTATTACGAAGATTAACCGAAATAGGTCAAATCATTGATGAGGTTATTATTGAACTTAATAATGATATTAAAAAAGGAGGACCAGGTAATAAACCTGATAATTTTGGGGTTTATGAAAATTGGATTATTAGTAGAGTTAGAAGGGAGTTTGAATATAGAAATCCAAAGATAATACCTGATAAATTTGATTTTTTATTGTTATCTAGTGGTCAATTTAATGAAAAAATTAGAAATGGTTTTAATAAAGTTAAAAAAAGAAGATGAAAATACTAATTTCAGAAAAACAGGCAGATAGAATATTCAACGAAAAGATTGAATGTAAAAAGTGCGAACACTCTTGGAAAAAAGAGAATGGTGATTCACACCCTTATCTTTGTCATGATTGTGGGTGGGATCAAAAGAAGGGTAAATACGATAAAGAAAATCTTTTCAAGTTTTGGAAAAATAAATTATCCAAAGAACCTATTGACGAAAAATGGTCCGAAAAATATAAAAAATCAATTAACTGTAATAACCCAAAAGGTTTTAGTCAAAGAGCGCATTGTCAGGGTAGAAAAAAAAGAGGGGGGTAATGGATGAAAATTGCCGTATGTGTTCATTTATATCATATTGATATGTTAGATGAAATCAGATCATATCTCAATAATATACAAAGAGAATATGATCTTTATGTTAGTCTAACCAAAAATTATCCTCAAAGTTTTTTAAATAACATTAAAAAAACTAACCCAAAAACTGAAATTGTTTTTGTACAAAATAAAGGAATGGATATTGGTGGATTTTTACAAGTTTATAGAAACTTAGATCCATCTTATGATCTTATTTTAAAAATCCACACAAAAAAAGGATTAGGTTCAGATAAAACACCATCTTTACATTTACAGAGACACGGTGCACAAAGTGCTGAAGAAAGAGGTAAAAAATGGTTTCATGGTCTGATGAAAGGGGTCTTGAACAATCCTCACCATGTTAATGAAGTTATAAGAAAATTTGAAGAAAATCAAAATTGTGGAATGATCGGAGCAAAGTTTAACACAAATTTTCATATTAATTTACCTCAGATGCAACAGGTTTTTTCTTGGATGAAAATACAAACGGATTTGAAAGGACATCAATTTGTTGGTGGTACTATTTTTTGGGTTAGGAATGACATTTTTAAAAAATATTTGACACCAAATGTTATTGATAAAATTTTATTGAACTTACCTGAAGGTTATGTTCATGAACCATCAATTAATCACGCAATGGAAAGAATTTTTGGATCTTTGGTTAGTATTGAAAATAAAAATTTAGTAGTATTATGAGGCATTTGATCATAACAAGGATGAATTTTGAAGACGATCAACTATTTGATCATTACTTCCAAGTAATGAAAAAAACATTCGCACCTTCAATCAATAGTCAAAAAAACAAAAATTTCACATTAGTTTTTACCGTTAACCCAAAACATATTGAATTACTTAAACCGCACTTTACTGTAGATGCGTTATACTTCTCAAGTTTTGACGAAATAAAAAATTACTGTAGAGAAAACAATGTAGAAATACAAACAAGACACGATTGTGATGATTGGATGAGAAATGATTACATTGAAAAAATACAAGAGCTATATTATAAAAACATTAGCGGTCAAGACAAATTTATAATACACTCCAAAGTTCAAAAGTTAAACTTTGATACTGGCGAAATCCATGATCACGCAACAAGTTACGCAAACAATAATTTTATATCAATGTTTTTGACTTTATGTCAAAAAAATTATGAAAACTTTGTTTACGACAAGAATCACAGATTCATGGGTGAGATTACAAAAAATATTACTCTACTAGATAACGGTTATACAAGATTGGTGATACATGGAAAAAATAAACTATCAAAAATTAGTGATAAAGATAAAAAACTAACTGAGATAGATATTTTAGATTTATCCATAATTGTGCCTACCTATGACAATGTTGAATACTTAGAAGATTTCATAAATTCAGTGAAAAGGGCAAAAAAAAACTTTAACATCGAAGTATTGATTGGAATTGATAATTGTCAAAAAACAAAATCATTCGCCCAAAGTAAGTTCGATAAATTTTTACCTTATGTTAAATTCTTTTTCTTTAGTAAAAGTTCAGGTCCATACATAATTAGAAATTCTCTTTCACAAATATCAATGTCCGATAAATTATTATTTGTAGATTCTGATGATCTTCTTCATGAAAATATCATTACTGAAACACTAAACAACCTCCAATCACACGATGTTGTAAGATTTAAATTTTATAACTTTTCAAATCAGATTGATTTAGATAACATAAAAAAAGAAAACATAAACCCATTCCATTCCATTGGACAATTGGGAATATATAAAAAACTATTTAATCAATATAATGGTTTTGAACCGTGGTCATGTGGTGCGGATTCTGAATTTAAAATGAGAGAAGAGGGAAACAAATTAAAAACAAAAAAAACTGATCAGATTTTATATTATAGAAGAAGACATGATAAAAATCTTACCATAAAACCTGAAACAAACCATAAGTCAAAGGTAAGACAATCTTATAATTTTGAAATTTTACAAAGAAAAAGAAAACAACAGTTCACAAAGTATAGTGAAATAACAACCACAAATTTTGATAGAATAATAGATAGAAAAAATTTGTCTGAAGTCTTTATTAGTAAGAATAAAATTGAAAAATTAAAAACAGATGTTTTAGAAATAAAAAAACCTCAACAATCAATTGTATCTGATAATCATATCATTGAATTATCTCATAAAAAAATGGATTACGAAAAAATTAATTTAATTTTTAATAAAAGTGTTGGATATAAAACAAACAATAATACCCAAAACAATAGGTCGCAACATGATTTGAAAAAAAATACCGATTTAATTCAAAAGATGTTACCTAAGAATAAAAGAAAATTTTTATAGAGAAACACCAACTTATTTTCGAATCAATATATTTATTATAAAAAAAGAACCATGCCAATTATAATAACAGCAACTCAACAGGGTAACGATGTAAGAATCGATGCAACAGTACAACTAAATTTGAATTCATTTATATATGGGTTTTACAATAACTCACCACTCTATAATCCGAGTTCCCAAATTTTTTCACCAGTAAACCCGTCAATTGTATTTAAGCCTGCGGGACTTACGAGTTATGATCAATATGTAATACCACAAAGTTACAAATGGTCAAATAGCCTCTCTTACTTTACCCCATTTAATCAAACTTATACTTTACCATTCGGAATTGCTAGTGTTGGAAATGTCAACCCATATAGAGTTCTTCTTCCTCCTGGTTATCAATCAGGTCAAGTTTTACAAGGATCAATGATATTCCAAGGAGTAACCTTGGCAGCTATGGGATTATTAACCGGTATTTATGGTTCGTCTTGGGGGACTTTTTCTAACGGAAATGGTGAATATATAAGTTTTAGAGTCGGTAATGTAAACCCATCAACTCAGAATGTGACTATCAATTTTACTCAAAATTTAAACAATACTGTAACTATGACTACCTCAGGTAGGGTTTACAGTGGACCTTTTGAAATAGGAGGAGGAGGACAAATCCCTGCAAATGGAACTGTGGTTGTGAATGGTCCACTTAGAGAGATTATACCCTCAGTAATACAGCCTGTCAGCACGAATAAATTTGAGCTTTTGGCTCCTGGACCTTTTCAATTTGCTACAGGTCAATTTAGTCAAATTTTCAATATAAACCCTTCAAATCCTATAAAATTAGTGGGGGCTGGCATCAATGCAGGAATATACCTTAGAAGTAATTTCTCTCCTGCGAATGGATATTGGGCAAATTCACTAACTACTACAAGCGTAAACTTTACGGGAACTTATTCCTCTTTGGGATTGATTCCAGGAACTTATCCTTATTCTGCGGTTAATAACAATATAGTTGTTAATGTACAAGCACCTGAAGCAACACCAACACCAACACCAGCAATTACAGCAACTCCAACAGAGACTCCAACAAATACACCAACAAATACGGCTACTCCAACAGAGACTCCAACAAATACACCAACAGTTACAGAAACACCAACACAAACACCTACACCAAGTGTTACACAAACACAAACACAAACCCCAACTGTTACAAGAACACAAACCCCAACCGTTACAATAACTAAAACCCCAACTCAAACTATTACACCAACTGTAACACCTAACATTAACTCATCTTGTTGTTCAAGTAGAGCTGAACTTCCAATACCAGGATCAAGTAGAACCTTTGGGTCAACAACTGTCGTGGCAACAGGTTCAGGAGTTGTACAAGGTGGTGCAGGTACAGTTACATCTTTCCAATCAATCATCGGAACCTTTACAACAACAGGAAATGTAATTATAGGTTTGAACACATCTTACACATATACTTTAACATTCTCAAACCCAATTTTAAGTTTCAGATTTTTAGTTTGGAGTTTGAATCCAGGTTCAGTAATGACATTTACAACAAACGGAGGAACAAGTATTTTAAATTCATGTTTGAGTGGTCAGATTAATATATCAAGTAATACTTTGGTTGGAACTGCAGGAAGTCTTAGCTCAGGTGCTGGATATTTCGAAATTGTACCATCAACACCTATGACATCTATCACAATCAGTGGATTTGCAGATGGAGGAGGAATTGGATGTCAATTCTGTAGTTTAACAGAGTTTGTACCTTCACCAACTCCAACACCTACACTTACTGAAACACCAACCCCAACGGTTACTGAAACACCAACTGAAACACCAACTAATACACCAACAGTTACTGAAACTCCGACAAACACACCTACAGTTACAGTTACCGAAACACCAACAAATACACCTACGGTTACAGAGACTCCTACAAGTACCCCAACACCTACTGTTACTGAAACTCCAACTAATACACCAACACCTACTGTTACTAAAACTCCAACTAATACACCAACACCAACTGTTACGGAAACTCCTACAAATACGCCTACTGTTACTGAAACCCCAACCGAGACTCCTACACCTACTGTTACTAAAACCCCAACAAACACACCAACAGTGACTGAAACTCCAACAAATACTCCTAGTGTCACACCAACAAATACAATGACACCAACGACTAGTGTAACATCAGGGCTAACACCAACGCCTACTGAAACTCAAACTCCTACACCAACAGAAACACCAACTCAAACTCCTACAGTTACAGTTACTCCTACTGTTACTGAAACTCCAACTAATACACCAACGGAAACTCCTACCGAGACCCCTACAAATACACCTACTGTTACTGAAACTCCAACTAATACACCAACGGAAACTCCTACTGAGACTCCTACTGAGACTCCTACAAATACACCTACTGTTACGAAAACCCCTACAAATACGCCAACGGAAACTCCTACTGAGACACCAACTAACACACCTACCGTTACTGAGACTCCTACAAATACACCTTCTGTAACACAAACGGAAACCCCAACTAATACACCTACTGTTACTGAAACCCCAACGGAGACACCAACTAACACACCTACGGTTACAGAGACCCCAACTAACACACCTACGGTTACAGAGACTCCTACAAATACCCCATCAGTTACGCCAACTGAAACACCTACACAGACACCAGCAATTACAAATACACCAACTGAGACCCCAACACCAACAGTTACTGAAACTCCGACAAACACACCAACTGTAACAACAACTCAAACAAACACCCCAACACCTACGGTTACCGAAACCCCAACAAATACACCTACACCAACTGAAACACCTACTAACACACCAACACCAACAGAAACACCAACACCAACTGTTACAGCATCGGTTACACCAACGATTAGTCTTACACCTAGCGTTACTCCTTACCCAACAGTTACACCTACTCAACCTAACTGTTGTGCATTTAGACAATGAGTTTAAGTGTTATAATTCCAACTTATAATAATACAGAATTCTTGGTAGAGTTGTTCGAATCAATTGAAAAGAACAACTCTACCTTTGATTTTGAAGTTCTCGTTGGAATTGATAACTGTATTAAAACTTTAGAATTTGTTATTAAAAACAAATTTCCAACTAAAGTTAGATTTTTTTTCTTTCATCAAAATTATGGTCCATATGTGATCAAAAATACCTTAGCAAAACTAAGTAAGTACGATAAACTTTTCTTTTTTGATTCCGATGACATCATGAGAGAAAATGCGATCCAAGAAATTAGTAACAAACTTGACCACTTCCAATTAGTAAAACCAAAGTACATTAATTTTCAAGAAACAAGTAAAGGTAGAATATTTAACTTCGAAAAACTCGCTTATGGTGAAGGTGTTTTTGGTATTCTAAAAAATAAATTTATGTCTTTGAATGGGTTTGAAGGTTGGAGAGTTGCCGCTGATTCGGATTTTATGGGTAGGTTATATAAAACTAATGTTAGATTAAATCATACTCAAGATATTTTATTTGATAGGAGATTACACCCAAAAAGTTTAACAGTAAATCCTGAAACAAACTATTCTTCACAAATTAGAACTAGATATTATCTAATAAGTAAACAAAAAACCCACAAGGATATTGTTTTAGAAGAACTCAAAACTGGTAATTATGAAGAAATATTCTATAATAAAAATTTACAATTAATGAGTTCAGATGATATAAATGAGGATGAGGTTCTTCAGGACTTAATTAGAAAGGAAGAAAGAGGTAAAAAACTTTCAGGATTGTTTGAAAAACTCCCAAAAAAAATGGCAGACAATACAAAACCAAAAACAATAGACTACCAAGAAGTTAATTTTATTAGTAATAATCAAACTTTATCGAAAATAACAAGTGCTTTAAAAAAGGCAAAACTTGAAAATATCCAAAGAAATTTTAAAAGATAGATTTTTTTTCTTATCTTTGTTTTATGGAACACAGACTTAAAGAAGGGTATATAATTAAAGACGATCATATTAAAAGAGTTAAAAAACTTTTAAAGAAAAAAACAATCCGGCTTACTTGTAAAATTTGGAATTTTGAAGTTGAGTGTGAAGTTGTAAATATTAGAAAATATCTAAACAGATGGTCCACTCCAACTAATCAAAAATATTGTTATGAAGTTGATATTAAAGCGGATTTGAAAAACGCTAACCTTCCTTCTTGGTATGTTAATCGCAATAAAAGATCACTTAATGATAGAATTAGACTTTGGAAAAATGAACAATTGTTGTTAGATGAACTTGTTTATTTTGGAATTAATGAACTCTGCATTTCAAAGGTTCAGTATGTTTAGAATTCTTTTATATTTATTAATATGAAAGTTTCAATAACAGAAGAACAACTCAGATCATTCAATAATAGAATTATATATGAAGGTATCTTAGATGACATGGTCTTTAAAATATCTTTAATTGTTGAGGACGGTAAAACTAAACCTGACATGGAATGGGATTTTACTAGTATCAAAAAAGATATTGATCGTTCTAAGTTATGGGTTAAAACAAAAGAAGACGCTGTTCAGTATTTAGAAAAAGTTGTTGAAAAAATTAAAAACCTTCCACCTGAACTTAGAAAAAAAATACTAAAATATATTCTATACTCTTTCATTGGACTTTTAACAATAAAACAGATTAACAAAAGTGTTGAACCTGGATTAGAAAGAGCCGCTGAGGTTGAAAAAGAAACAATCAAAAAAATTGTACCACTAAGGATAAGAAAATCGTCTGAAGGTTTAATAGATCATTTAAAATATGAAGAAGGTTCAATTGTAAACAAAGGGGAACCAAATTTGGTTGCCTACGATCTTGGTGATGGTGCTTATACAATTGGTTATGGTCATGCAATATTTCCTAATGAAAAAGAAGGATTTGATTTCCTCCCAAGACATTCAAAGATAAGGCCAGGTAAAACAAGAATCACAAAAGAAAATGCTGAAATATTATTGAAAGATGATTTAAGAGAGGCTGAAAGTATTGTTAATAGAATTTTGGATGAGTGGGAAGAAAAAGGAATCAAACCACCAATTACACAAGGAATGTACGATGCAATGGTTTCTATGTCATTCAACATGGGTAGAGGTATAAGAACTTCAGATTTCATCCAAGCAGTTAAACGAGGTGATTTTGATTTGGCAAAAAAATTAATTTTAACAACAAGTGAAAACTTGTTTGATGACTTTCCTGGACTTGAATCAAGAAGGAAAAAAGAATCAGAAATGTTTATATGATGGATAGAGAAAAAATATTAAAATTATTCAAAAGATTTGCGGGAGATGAAATTGATCTTCACGGGTTAAAATGCATTCCTGTTAGAGTTGGGGAAGAAATAATATCAAAAAGACATAATAAACCTTATTATCCGATTGAATTTAAAATAGAAAATCCAAATAAAGTTTCTTATTTCTATTCGATTGTAGAAGAGGAACTTATGGATATAGTTCAAGAGTTTGGAGAATATGTAACTTATAGATTTACTCCTGAAGTTTCATGGAATGATACACCTAAATTTTATCTCAACAACGAAACAAAAAACAAAATACAAAAAGTTTTCGACTCTGTAAGAAAAATTGAATTTACAACAGGAACCCCATTTATTGGGTATAAAAAGTATGTGATTAACATAAAATCTGTTGGCATGAAATTAGGTTGGGAGGATGGTGAAACCTACTATGTTGATAGCAAAGTAGAACCAACATCGGCAACTTTAAATGGGGAAAAAACTGATGTTATAGATGCTGTTGAAGAATACATAGACAATTATCTATATAATAAAGAGACTTATTACGAAACTGAAAAATATTATGTCAGTATTGACTCAATATTAAATCAAGAACCTTTATTAAAGGCTGATTGGATTGCAAGCTATTATAATAATAAATTTATCTAATAACAGATTTACTTCGTTTTTTACGGTGAAAAGTAATTACAAATCGGTGAACCTCATTTTGAATCTCGGCTAACAAAAACCCAAACTCACTTCTTGGAATATCAAAACTTGATCCATCAATCTTGTGGATTGTAGATGATCTGTGTTTGTCGTCTTTTGAAATGGAGATCAAATCAATTCGATTCAATAAACCAAGATCCTCAAATACTCTCTTAGCAACACCCAACTGACCTTTACCACCATCAATAATAACAAGTGAAGGTAACTCTTGTTTCTCATTCAAAAGTCGTTTGAATCGACGATTTAACACCTCATCGAAAGAAGCATAGTCATCAGGACCCTCCACAGTTTTGATGTTGAACTTACGATAGTTTGACTTATCAGTTTTACCATTCTTGTAACGAACAAGAGCAGACACCTGACAATCACCAGCAGTGTGAGAGTTATCAAAAGCTTCGATAAGAGTTGGAACATTCAATAAACCAAATTGTTCTTTAAAAGATCTTGCAACATCACTATACTTTCGAACACGAAATGACTCAAGTTTCTTCTCCAATAAATCAACAACATCCATTTTGGTTTTGAAAGATTGAGCAATCTCAAACTCCATTTGATCAGAGTGATACTTCATGTATTTCTTCAAACGATTTCGAACTTTGTCAAACTGAAAATAAAATACATCTCTCATCTCACTTACAATCTTCAGGTAAGAAAACTTCATGATTGAGGAAATGCAAGGGGCATTACAACGACCAAGATGAAACTCCAAACAAGTCTTGAACTTTTCATTTTGAATATTTTCTTCAGTCAAGTTGTAAGAACAAGATCTAAGATTGAAAATATCATGGACCATTTCATAGATCTCATAACAAGAGTTGGAACTTGTAGATTCCAAAAGAACTTCACCGGTAAAGTTAGAAGGATTACATACCAAAAGTCTTGGAAACTCATCACTACTCAAAGTGATAAACCAACGACGAGAACGATCATCTTTTGCTTTGATGTTGTATTTTGGTTTGTGTGATTTGATAAGTTCATCCTCCAATAACAAAGCCTGACTCTCATCATTAGTAGTCATGAACTCAACATCAGTGATCTCATTTACCAAAGACAAAGTCTTCTGATCCTTGTGGTTTTTTTGAAAGTAAGACTTCACTCGTTTAGGAAGAAACTTTGATTTTCCAACATAGATGATCTGACCCTTCTTGTTTTTGAAAAGGTAACAACCGCTAGATTGGGGAATATTTGAAAGTTTCTCTGTAATCACAATACAAATATACGAAATTTATTCTATATTTTGATATATTTATAAATCAAAAAGTGTCAAAGTATAATAGGCGATTGATTATAACTGAATCTGAAAAAAGGGAAATTTTATCCCTTTATGGTTTAATTAGGGAAGTTGGTGAGGACAAACCTCAAACTGAAGCATCAACATCAGCACTTAAATTCGATAAAAGCGTGAATTTCGCACCTGGTTATTACAGACTTAAGGGTCCTGTAACCACTAAGGCAGGTGTAACATATAATTGGGATGTTAATCAAACCCTTAATTCAGATTTAGAAAAAATTAAAGAGTTCTTAAAACAGAATCCTTCTGGTTATATTGTTGAAGTAAATCTTTATAGTGGGGAATCTAAAATCCCAAACAATGATAACGAAAAAGGTGGAACTAAAGTGGAAGAAAACTATCTTAATAAAGCCAGATTGAATTCATTAAAAAGTTATTTAAATCCTATTTTTGAATCCTGGAAACAAGAAGGTATAACCCAAACCGATTTTAAAATAAATGAATATATGAGTGGTGGGACGACTAATTGGAAGGGTACTCCTTTTTGTCCTGCGAATACCACAGACGAAAGACTTTGCACTACTAAGTACAATAGTTTAGTTAAGGCCGGTGATAAAACGGCATTAGACTACAAAGCAGAATACGATAAAGAACAATATTTCAGAGTTATTATTGAAGTTAAAAAAGTTGAGTCTCCACAGACTTCACCAACTACAGGAACAACAAAAATAACTGAGGGTTGCGCAACAGGCTTGAAAATACGAGTTGATGTCGATAAACACAATTGTAACAATGCGGAGTTCTTTGTGGTCTTGAACGACACTCTATTATACAATGTTGATGGTGGATATACCGCAAATGGAAACAACTCAGACAGTTATATCGAAGCTGATGATGGATCAATAATAAGACCTAAAAGATTAAATCCAGGATATGGGTATTTAGGAACTACCAAGTACGGGGCCAACGGGGATGTTGGAAATAAAAGGTACGACGAGTTTATTGTTACACCTGAACAATCTAAAAAAATTATTGATCAGTCCACAAATGATAAAATTAATGTTTGGTATATGTGTACACTATCTACTGGATGCCATCTAGATACACCAACCGTAACAATTTTCAAAGACAACACACAAATATATAAAGGTAAACCTATGTCTGATAGTTCTTTGTTGGTCACATTAGATAAATGTGGAAATAAAGCAGACAGTAAAGTTGATGAAACTGCCGTTGAACCAGATGTTACCACATATAGAACTAAATTGCAAAGTGATAGATCTTCTATGACAGTGGCTAAAGAAAATGATATACCTGATACAAAAGACGAAAAACAGACATTGCTTAAAGCGTCAAACACTTTAAATCTAATGTTGAGCTACATAAACAAAACATTTGTTCACCCAACAATAAGTACAATTTATTTTAGAAAATTTCCAAAGACACCACCAAAGGGAGGTGCCGAGTACAGTCGAACTGAGGGTGGCACACTAATGTATTATGGATATAACATTCCTGAAAATAAAGAACTTTTTGATTGGGCTAATACTCAATCTAGTGAAGGATCAATTGACGACTATGTTGCGAAAATAAATGAACTGATTGATAAGAATAATTATCAAATAACTAAAAAAGGTGAATATAAAAACAGAACAATAAGAGACGATGAATTGTATGGTGATGTTAGAAATAATTTGTCAAATTTTTATAGTGACGCATCCTCATTACTTGATATTGACGACTCGGGTCAAGTTTCTCTAAAAGATTTGGATACTTACAATTTGTTAAAAAGGATTGAAAATCCAGGAAAAGTATACACTGAAAAAAACGCTGATTTGAAAACAACTTGATTTTTGTGATATTTATCTAATAAATTTTATCAAAGGGTAAATCACCCAAAACTCCACTCACAAGACGGGGTTTATTATTTAAAAAAATTGATTAAACTTTTTTAATGGAACTCAAAGAATATCTTACAATAGTAATTCCTTGTAAAAACGAAAAGAGAATTATCGAAAAAACATTAGATCTTTTAAATTATCAATCAGACATTTTGAATGTAAAAGTTGTTGTTTGCGATTCATCTAATGATGGTATCACAAAACCATATCTTTTGGATAGATTGGAATATGATTCAGGAAGAGACAGATTTGATTTACACATAATGGAGGGAGGTCTTCCTGCAAGAGCAAGAAACAACGGATTTAAACTTGTAACAACACCCTATGTTTTATTTATGGATGCCGATGTATTTCTATTAGATCCTAAAATAATTAAACGGGCATTTCTTAGAATACACAAAAACAATCTTGATTTGGTCACCACTAAATTCAGAAGTGATAACGGTAAATACAACTACATTTACCGTTTGTTTGATTTCCTACAGTTAGTGTCAAAGTGGTCCACACCATTTTGTTTGGGTGGATTTATGATGATTAGAACAGAAACATTCAAAAACTTAAAAGGATTTGACGAAGAAATTAAAGTTGCGGAAGACTATCATTTTTCTAAACAAATCAAACCAACAAAATTTGGTAGAATAAATAATGTAGTTTTTACACCACCAAGAAGATTCGAAAACAAAGGGTTAATTTACATGGTAAAACTATTTTTAGGATCTTTTTTTAATCACAAAAATAAAAGTTACTTCACCAAAGATCAAAATTATTGGTAGATGGAAATTACAAAAATAAATTATAAAGAAGTTTACGATAACTTCAAAGAAATCAAACCTGATTTACTCGATGAATATGCAACATATTATGGTTGTTATATTAAAGACAAGTTAGTTGGTATTGTATCTTATGTTGAACATGATTCCGTAATATATTTATGTCATGCATATGTTAGAGAAGAGTACAGAAACAGAGGTATTTATAAATTACTTTGGAATTATAGAGATTCAAAAATACACGAAACGGATAAAACTGTGTATGCTCACTGTAATGTTGATAGCCTCAAATATTTCATAAACAATGGATTCTCAATTGAGAAGGCATTATTTAAGGTTGTAAAAAACAAATGAAAAAGTGGAAAACTGTAATAATGAGTGATCTCCATTTAGGGGCAAGACAATCACAAACAGACAAAATATTAAAGTTCTTAGAAGAAAATGAGATGGAAACTTTAATATTAAACGGAGATATAATTGATGGATGGGCAATCAAAAGTAACGGTAAATGGACAAATGATTGTACAAAAATAATTAGAAAGATAATTAAACTATCTGAAGGTAAAACAAAAGTGGTTTATATTAGAGGTAATCACGATGACTTTTTAAAAGACTTCATACCATTCAAACTAAACAATATTGAGATTGTTAGAATGTATAATCATATTGGAGTTGATGGGAGAAGTTATTATTGTTTTCACGGTGATGTATTAGACTTTGTTATTATGAAGGCTAGATGGTTAGCGGTTGTTGGTGGATGGTCTTATGATTTTGTTATCAAACTAAACACAATTTATAATAGAATTAGAAAAACCTTCAAACTGAAGTACCATTCATTAGCGAATGACATCAAACAATCCGTCAAAGGTGCGATTAATTTTGTATCTGATTTTGAAACTGGAGCTAAAGGACTTACAAAAGAAAAAGGATTCGATGTTGCGGTATGTGGACATATTCATCAACCAAAAATTGAAAATGACTATATGAACTCAGGAGATTTTTGTGAGAACTCAACATGTCTTGTGGAGGATAAAAAAGGAAATTGGAAAATATTAGAAATTTAATTATATACCTTTCTTTGTTCAAAAGATTTGTTTATATTTGTAAAAAAACTTTATGAAAAAAACAATTCTATCTTTAATTTCTATTCTATTTTTAACCTTTGTATGTTTATCTCAAACAAATTCTGATTCCCATTCTAACGAGCAAAGCAAGTTTATTAAGATCGACGAATCTAAAGTTATACCATTAGAAATTACATTGACAGGTACTGTTGTTTTTTCATTGTCTAACCCTGTTAACTTTTATTTAGTTAATTCGGGGGGTGAGGTTCTTAAATCTTCAAATACTACAAATTTGATATCATTTTATTCAGAAGATTTACCTTCGGGGTTTTACCACATGATTTTAGAATCTGATTTAGATACTAACATATATAAACTTACAAAATAAAAAAAATGAAACAACTTGTAATTGATCCTGCCCATTCTGATTTGGGTTTTAAAATCAGACACCTCATGGTCTCAAATGTAAAAGGGACATTAACTAATTACTCAGGTGGTTTGTCTTATACTATGGAAGATATGACTGATGCTCAGATTCGTTTTGAAGCTGAAGTTAACTCAATATCAACAGGAAATAGTGATAGAGACGCACATCTTAATGGAGAAGATTTCTTTCATACAGAGAGATTTCCTAAAATGTATTTTGAATCAACATACTTGAACCTTACTGACGGTAAGATGAGAGGTGAAATGACAATTAAAGATACAACTAAAACAATTGATTTGGTAGTTGAATATAATGGTAAATCAGTTGATCCATGGGGTAACACAAAACACGGATTTGAGATCTCAGGAACTATCAACAGATCTGATTTCGAACTTACTTGGAATGCAACACTTGAGACAGGTGGTGTTTTATTAAGTGATGAGGTTAAATTAAACTTGGATGTTCAAATGATGGAATTGGCAGGTGAAATGGAACCACAGTCTGAGATTGCGGAATAATAAAATTATTCTACAAGACTAAAATAAATAATCCCTACCTAAAAAGTGGGGATTTTTCTATTAATAAAGTATTTATATGGGATGAAAAATTTGATTAGACAAATTATTGAGGAGGAAAACAAAAGAATCCTTAATGAAAGTGGTATTAGAGATATCAGAGCTCTTGCAAAAAGATACCCAATGGCAAAAATATATTTCCACCAAGATTTAGATGGTGTAACTACTGCTTTAGCAATGAAGGATTACCTTGAACAAAACGGTATCAAAGTTGTTGATGCTGAAATCATTCAATACGGTTCTAAAGAATTTGCAATAAAAAAAGTAGAAGGTGAAGGGGAAATAATGCCAGTGTTAGTAGACTTTGCTCACGGTAAACCAATGTTTGTTATACATACGGATCACCACGATAGTCAGGCTGGTGTAGAACAAGGAACCTCAACAAACTTTAAATCTTCAAGATCTAATGTTGAAACAATTTCACAATCCGTATCACCAAAAGATATATTCTCTCAAGACGACATTGAAACCATATCAATGATCGATTCTGCTGATTATGCCAAATATGATATTACACCTGAACAAGTTGTTCAATACCTATTCAAAATAGATAGAACAAAAGGTGTTAAAGAAAACAAAAAAATGATGGGGTTAGTTGCTAATAAATTATTATTGGCATTTAAAAACAAACCTGAGTTCTTAAGAAATTTGGTAATGAACTCTAAACCATCACTACAAAATATCCTTTTGAACATTAAAGATCAAATGGAGAAAGAAGGATATACACCTATTGAACAGTTGATGAAGAATCAAGAAACATACATTCAATCAAGAAAAGACAAAGGTGTTACTTACGAAGATGGAATTATTTCACAGTATGGACTTGGATCAATGAAACCTGGAGGATATGATAGATATACACCTTTCATAAACCACCCCAACGCTGAATTCTTAGTAACAGGATTACCAATGGGTATGGTTCAAGCATCATGTAATCCATACAAAAAAGAAAGAGCACTTAAAGGTGTAGATCTTGGTCAAATTAAAGATGAAATTTTAGACAAATTTAAAGAAGAGTTAGAGAGTCAGAGAGTATCATTTGGAACACTTAAAAGAATTTCTGAAATGGACACCAATGAAAAATCTGTAGGATTCACATACAAAGACATGTTAGCAATTTATGGAAATGCACCCTCATTCACAGTTAAAGGAGGAAAAGATTTAGAAAGACAATTACAACAAATGTCTCAGACTTTATATAAAGATATTCCTTACGAAGACAAAAAACTATTCAACAGAGTTTATGTTAATGGTTATGATGTAATTCAGGCAAACTCAGGAGGACACAAATGTATTACAAACATCTCAGGTATTAACTTCTTATACCCTAAAAGCAAATTCGATGATCCTGCGAAAAGAAAGAGAGTTTCTTACATTGATCTTTTGAAAGCAATTCAAAAAGAATTTGTTGATACATTAAAATCAAAAATAGAAGAACAAAAACAACCTGCCAATGAAAATTATTTCAAGTTAAAAAAAAAATTAATAGAATCTTACAGAGTAAGTGATTTAAAAAAACTAATAACCGAAGCCGAAAAAAGAGCTTGGTCTAAAGGGGTTTTTGAAAATGGTGATGGTGTTACTTCACCAAAAATATCCATTAGTAAAGGAAATAACTTTTTTGATATAAAATACGAAGGACCCGAAACAGGATTCAATATTGAAAGCTCAGTTATAAATCCTGGTGATTCAATACACCAATTATCAAATGTATTTACATATGAAGTTAATAAACATCTCAAAAGTCTTTACCAAAAAGGTGTTTATGTGCAACCTGATATGGAAAATATTGAAATGGTAAAAAAACCTAATTACTTTGAAATCAAAGTTCAGTTTGATGAGGTAGACAAAGAAAATGCTATCACAAGAATGGATAGAAGAGGTGGAATGGGTCACAATGCATCCAAAGGTAAAAGTTTAATGGAAAAAAAATGTGATCAATATGCTGGTTGTGAAAAAGTATACACAGTCAAAGCGGGTTCAATAACAGAACACTTTGTTTCTTACAGAAAAAAACCAAAAAATCAGGGTGATGAATCAGATAGTAATTTTGTTGATGATTTAGAGAAAGTTTTCGAAAAAAAAGAAACTTTTGAAAAACAAGAAAAACCATATTCATATGAAGAGGGTGTTGAACTTATTCAAACAGCGTTACAATTCTTAGGATTCTCTCTTCCTGAATGGGGAGTAGACGGAAAGTTTGGACCTGAAACTGAAAAAGCGGTTATGGATTTTCAAGATAAAAATTCAATAGAACCAACAGGCGTTGCTGATCAAGAAACTATCGCAAAAATAATTGAAAAAGTTGATGAAGAGAATTTCGAAGATGAAGACATGAGTAAAATACAAAAATCCAAATCAAAATCTTTAATTGACGATGACAACAAAATTCCCACCAATATTGTTATAGGTGATTCACAAGCGCCTTATGTGGCTAATGGTAGCGCTCAATTTGATTTGATTTCATCGCAAGGTTCTGAAGATTCACTTTGGTTGGGTGGTAAAACTTTAAGTTGGTTATTGTCGGCACTAAAAAAACATAAGGGGTCTTCAAATGTTGAAAACATCGCAATTGTTATTGGAACAAACGGAAATTTTAACACAAACGAAGACATCAGTGGATTAATTACTGAAATAGAATCCAAATTTCCAAACGCAGAACTTTTTGTAGTTCAAGGATCTTGGGGTTGGGGTGGACTAAAAAATACAACAGAACAAAAAGTTAGAAAATATTACCAAAAGTTCAAAGATTTAGGAGTTACGGTAATCGAGCCACCCATTGGTAACATTGAACCACATGGAAACAAACCTATTTACAAAAAAATTGGATCCAATTTGGATTCAAAAATTTAAATTATTTCATATTTTTTAACAACAATTCCAAAGTGTAAATTGACTCTTTGTCTTTTTTACTTTTATTTTTTTTTGATTTCAAATAATTTAAACCCTCCAAAAGTTCATCTTTTTTTGATTTTGGTTTGAAAAATTCTGTTGATTCATCAATAATATCGTAATCATCTTCTATAGGTAACAATAAAGAACTCATGTCACCATAAACTTTTACTTTTTCAGGTAATTTTTTTTGAGTATAAAATTTTGTTTGTTTACCATCCAATTGGTTTATAATATCAATAGTTTTTTGATGGTCTCTGATAAAAAAGTTGATAAATAAAAATTTAAGTGTTTTCATATGAAACAAAGATACAAAAAAATAAATGAATATTTATCATTAATAAGATCATATTATGAAGAGAAAATTAATTGAGGAACTCTTTAGAAATAAAGAGTTGATGGGTTTAAATGAAGATACCACACCACCAAGTCATCTAAGTGTGTCAAAGGACGGTACGGTAAATTTTTTTGATCTCGAAAACAAAAAAGTTTACAGATATAAATTAGTGGCAAAAGCTTTAGGTAAAACTATGGAAATTGTTGTCAAATCAATTGATTTAAATACTGGTAGTATAACTTTTATTAATCCTGATACTGAAAAAGAAGAGACTGAAATAATTGCACAGGAAGCAAAAGACAGAATTATTGAAGGATACAGAAATAAACAAAATTTTGAGGATCTCCATAGTTTAAGAGTTAAGGGACTTAAAGTCACAATAAGCTTAAATTTTGAAGGAGAGGCACCTCTGAACAAAAAAGACTGATTTTGTCAACCGCAAGACCATTTGCATAGACACTTACGCTAACATCTTATACTATACAATAGTTGAGAATTCCTAAAAATAGTTTGAGTTAGGGAGTATTTATATATATGTTAAGAAATTTCATTAAAAAAATATTATTAGAGGAGATCGAAAAAAATTTCGATAATGACTTATACCAAGAAGGTAAAGAATATATTTTAACTAACAAAGTATTCAGTTTAAAAGATTTAAGACAAAAAAACGAAGAGTTATACAACCGATTAGTTGACGGTGGTGTTGCAAGAAAATTAGCTTATGATCATTATTTTGACGATGCTATGGGACCCGACAAAAGAAAAATATATGTTTATACTTGGGAATACCCCGAAAAAGTTGCTTATGTTGGATTAACATGTGATGTCCAAGGGAGACACAAAAAACACACTTTCTATTGTAGTTCTGATTCGAAAAGAAATACTGCCGTTGGTAGGTACATAATACAAAGACAACAACAAGGTCTTGATCCTATGCCAAATTATGATGTAATCGTTGCCAAATATTTAGATGACAAAGAAGCCGCAGAACAGGAACAAGTTGGTTATGATTTATATAGTACAGAATACAGAATGTTGAATGACCCAAGTATGATTGGGAATTTAGGTGCCACAAGAAAAAGGATAAAATACGATACTCAAAAGATTTGGGAAACTTTAAATCTCCACGACATCAATAGTATTGAAGAATTAGAAGAAATTGATCCTGAATTAGCTGATTATGTAAAAACTAAGAACCCGAGAAATTTTGCCATAAAAGGTGAAAAAGCAAAGAGTAGATATTCAATCGAAGATATTGTAAAAAAAGCAAAAGAAGTAGGTAAAGAAGGTATATTCAAAAAAGAATATCCACATTGGTACAATGCACTCATAAAATCAAAAGATGTTGATTCGGAAGAAGTATTCCCACCCGAATATAAAATTGAAGGAAGCAAAAGAATCTACAGGTCTTGGAATGAACTCATGAGTGAATTGGATCCATCCATAAGACAAAACCTATTAAAAAATAGATTAAATAAAAAAGGTGAGGCTAATGTTTATGACAAATCAGGAAAGTTAGTAAAAGTAACATATCCAAATTTTATGGAAGAAGCTTTCAGGAGAAAAATTAACAAAATACTAATTGAAATGTTCAAACATTAAAGAAATGAAAAACATTATTCGAAAAATATTAAAAGAAGATGAGGATAATAATCTTGAACAAAGATTTAGAAACTCAATGCAAAAATTCCAATATATTTTTGAAAGTAGTCTTTCTTCTGATGTTGATTCTGTAGAAATAAGTGAAATCCAATTTATCCCTAAATACCCTTATATTGAAGGAAAACTTACTGTAAAATCATACTTCGAAGACCATGATTTTGGTGCAATTGGAAGACACATTGATCTTTTAGAAGACGAAGTTTATGAAATTAATAGACAATTTACTTTTACTAAAAAAGGTGGTTTAATTAAAAGAGGACCTGACAATGATTGGACATTGATTTGTGTGCCAATTGGTATGAAATGGCAGGCTGTTGGTGACGATCCATTTATGATAACTTTAGAGTTTATAATATCCCAAGATGAATACGACGCATAATGAAAGAGTTAATTAGACATATATTAAAAGAGGAAACTGAAGAGATTGATCAAAAGGTCATGAATTTCTTACTTCGAAGATATAAAGTAGAAGAAAAAAATTTAGGTGATGAAGAAGAACCAATAACATTTAAAATAATCACTTTTAATTTAGAGGGTGAGTTTTATAGTGTTAGTAACTTTCAAAATAAAATAACTCAAGTTCAACAAATATTTGATATGTTAATTGATGGTAATGTTATTGAGCCAATTGAATTATACGGTAAAAGTCTTGACCCATATAGACAAAAAGTTATTAGAACAATTAAAAGGTTTTTAAATCAAGTAATGTGATGAAAGAACTGATTAGACATATATTAAAAGAAGAAACGGATGATTCAAAAACTCTCGAAAAGGGGATTGACATTACAATAAAAATATTAAAAAAAACTTATCCATATATTATTGGATGGAAATTAAATATAGAGGGTGCGTTTACAATTGATATTAATATTATTTGTGATATAGAAAAACTAAAAGAATTTTATAATAGTGATTTAACCGTTTATTATAAAAAAAACAGAGATGAATTATCTAACGAAGATTATCCATATGCCGTTTCAATATTAAATATTAAACATGAAATGACAAGTGATGAAATGTTTGAAGAATATAAAATCCTTAAAAATGAGTTAAACGATATCTACGAAATGCTTCCTGAACATTTAACGGTTAAAGATCAATTTAATGATATAAAAAGATTAGATCCAGATAGATTTGTATTCAAATGAGAAATTTAATTAAATTGATATTAGAAGATGAGGTTAAAAGAAAATACGAAAAACCTACACCAAAAATAGAACAAGTTGTTTATAGATGGTTAAACAACTATTTTGATGGCGCAAAAATTTATCATGACAAATCGTGGGAAACAAGACATGATTTTGAATGGTGTAATTATGGAAAAAAAATAATGAGTCTTATATTATTTTTTGAAGATAATAGTGATGTATATGACGACAGAAGAAAAACTGAAGAAAGAGATTTTGATTCAGGTTCACTTTATATTCCAAATGATATATTTAAAGATTTGATGTCTGATATTCCTGTAAGAGCAAGTTACTTAAAATACCTTTTTGAAGAATGGTTTGACGACACTTATTTAGGTGAAATTCAAAGTAAGATGGGTAGAAGTGACATCTATATTTCTGAATTTAATATAGATGATAGAGACGCTCAAACTTGTGTTCCACCAAAGACAAAACCTGAAGGTGTGACTGAGGAGGATATGATAGAACTTATTCTTAAAACCACACTTTTCAGAAGAGATGCTATAATGAAACAAGAAGAAGAAAGTCCAGGGTGGATTGAA